GCCTCAACAGTTTTTCAAAAACTGTTGGGGCTTTTTCTGTTCAGGGGCGACGGCAGCCGTAATCTCCTTTAACCCACGGCCCAAAACCGCAGCGTGCATAAAGGGCGGCACATGCCCGAGCGTTCAACGCCGGATCGGAAGCAAAAGCCCAACGGTCGAAACCGGAAAGTATCCCGCCCGACCGGAAAAATCCGGCCCGGGCGTTCAACTGACACAGACCGAAACTGTCATCCCCCGTAGCAGCGTTACCATTGTACGCCGACGAGTCGCAGCCACTTTCTCTACTCACGATATTCAGCATTCGATAGACCTGAGCGTCGTTTGCAGAAACATCCCACATTGCCCGTGCAATCAAAGTTGCAAGAGCCCGACTGCATCCGCTACCGCCCCCATAGTAGGCCGGTATGTCGCCAGCCCAGCTACGGCCAAAAGGTTCGGCGGGCGGAGGGTTTACCTCCACCTGCCGTCCCCGTTCCGCAGGCACAAAATCGCCACCAGCAGGACCGTTGATCCCCTCATGGATAGGCCGTGGTTCAGCGGCCACCGAAGACCCACCGAGCAAAACGGCCACGGCCATCAAGGTGGCAACCAATGTCCTCACGACGGTCACCCCGGCAAGTTAACGACATCGCCAGGATAAAAACTGCGTCCACTGCCACCATTCCAATCAGCAAACGTGTCAAACTGGGCTTGGGAAGGCCAAGCGGTTTGACCAGCGAGGCGACGAATAATCGACGCCACGCCCTCGCCCGACTGGACAGTGGTGCGAGTCCCTTTCACCCCAGGAGTCTCAACAAACACCGGCTTACTTGCCGTGCTGTAACTGTTGAACTTGGACGGGTCCAGCTTGCCGTTTTCCGTGCCGCTACCGTACACAACGGTCGCAACACTCCAAGGACTGTCGCCCTTCTTCACATACCAGGCGGCAGGACTCACGCTCTCCACACCCTCCGCAGGGGGAGGAGTAGGCAAGTCTGGTTCGGGTTCCGGTGCCGGTTCAGGCGCAGGGGGAGGGGCGGCACCACCAGAAGCCAGCCAACAGTCGCCACGGAACCTGTCCATGTCCCACAACGCACCACCGTTAGCGTAACGGCTGTTGCCTGCCGGATCATATTTGCGACTCGTCCATTCAAAGTGGGCAACGATATCACCCCAGTTGAGTCCGAGCTTCGTGACAAGAATGTGGCACAGACGGACGTAAGCATCCTGCTGTACGTCCGGCCACTGCTCACCTGTACCGGCGTTAGCAGCCTCAATAGACAGCATGTACCTGTTGCCCGCATCCTTCGGGATCGTGCCCTTAGAAGTCTTGTACGGCCCACCCTTGCCCTGAGTATTCGTGGCCCCAGCAGCACAGACGGTCACTACACCGTCCCTTGCGAGATACAAAGCGCCGATCGGCTTGGCGTCAGCGTTCTTCAACATGTACGCCAAATCGTTAGCAGGCGAAGTGTTAGAAGCAGTATGATGGACACCAATGCCCCACACGGCGTCATAGCCACCGCTGGAACGGGAACGTGTCTCCCACCCCGGGTATTCCTCAACTTTAAGACCGCCCTCACGCAGCCAGGTCGGTAAATTCAGTAGCCAGGTACTCATGACGGCACATCCAGTTTCTCTCCATAAATTGCACGGAGCGCATCAAGCGGCTCCATCTCAGCAAAAACGGCAGCGACCTCTTCAAGCCGTGCCCAGTTAATTGGCGGGTCGCCAGCACCAAACTCTTCATCGGCATCAGCGAACCCTGCCATCTCGTCATTTTTTCCCATATTTCCTTCCAACCTTGCTTTCATTTAACTATCCTCCTCGTTACGATCACGCTTAAAAGCGTGTTCGACACGAATTTTTACACCACGAAGCGACAAAAGAACAGCAAGCAACGCAGCCGCCCCAGCCAAAATTTCTCCCTCATAATCAGCCACCGTTCCGAACCAGCCTTTCTAAAGCCGCAGCTTCCAAAGCTTTCTGGTACTCCTCCACGTCCATTTTTTGTTCAAAATATTGGGCAGATTCCTGTGCCGATGGCGAATTGAAACGGCCCAAACCGCCACCAAAACCAAGCCTAGCGTTCCAACCCGAAGCAGGATTAGCAGACGAGTCGCCCGACATTCCAAGCAACCGGGAAGCGTAAGGGTGCGCCCCGATAAGAGCCGCCTCAGTGTTGTCCTGCATCAGCAACGTGTCGTCAATAATTTCCGTACCAGGCAAAAGGTTCAAAATGTTCCGCAACCCTGGCTGGTCAATCCAGCCGGGTGCCGAACGCCCCTTCATCCCACCATCACTCCACTCAGTCAAAGAGTTGTTGTAATCGTTCCCCGTAAACGTGCTTTTGTTCGCAAGCATCTCGTAAGGAACCTTGACTTGCGGACCCAACTGCCCCGCAATCTCACCGAACGGGTCGGTTGCCAAACCGTCAGCCATCGAAGCTATCTGACCCGGGTACCGGACGGCAGGAATGTCCGGCGTCAACGACAGCGGACCAACCTCCTTACCCAACGGACTTAGACCGGTACGAATTCCCTGCATCAGACCGTCACCCATATACCAGGGGGTGAACTCTTTGTCCTCGTTGAAACCGAAACCTTCCTCAATGTTACGTTTCGTATTGTAATAGGAACGAGTAAGCTTGCCTGGCCTTTTTGCATACACCTGCATTTGAAGTGCCAGATTTCGAGAGAAAAACGTCCAGAACGGACTCACCAATTTTGCTACCTCATCACCCTTACCCAAATTTTGGTAATTGAAATGAAACTTTTCGACACGAGACAAAGCCTCACCGTAATCGCCGCCCTGGGCGAGCACGCCATAAGCGTGCCCGCCACGCAACCCGCTTTCAATATTAGAAGACTTCCTGCGTGACCAAGAAGGAAGCGCATGTTGCGACGAAAAAACGTTTAACTTTTTGCTAGACGAACCAAGAATTTTTCCGGCAGCCTCCGAAGCGGCCTGACCGTCACCGGTCGCCGCAGCCACCGTAGCAGCCTCATCTAACTGCCTGGCAGCCGTAGAGCCATGCTTTTTTGTAGCCCACTGCTGGGCTGCATCACGCCCCTCATCCAACAGTTTCTTTTCGTAGCTGCGGAACCGGATTGCGTACTGGACAGGAATATCGTCCAAATACATGTTGAACATTCCGCCCATACCGTTACGGACCAGGAAGCCAGGGGAGGCCAAAGCCTGCCCCTTCCACCAGTTCTGCGCACCCAAATACTTATCAAGCCACTTGTTCATGTCACCGAAATCCAACTTTTGATCCAAAGTAGAAATCGCCTCACTGTAAAACTTGTTGATCTGAACGTCGTCCGCCCCCTCACGGGCGAGACGTTCAAACCCGTCCTTCGTCTGCTCCATAATCATCTTTTGGAAATCGACATCCTTCAGAACACCAACCTGCGTCTGTAGCTTCTGCTTGAGCAGTAAATTCTTGAGTGACTCGTCAGTAGGATTAGCAACAGCTTTCTCAATAGCCCGCTGAGTGCGGGCAGCAAGAATAGCTGTCATGTCAGCCTCAACAGCCTGGGCTTCCAAACGCAACACGTCGTTCAGCGTGGACCTGTCAGGGTTTTCCTTCAACAACTTTTTCAAAACACGCATCTGTTCCGTAACCTGATTGGCGTACTCCAATACCCCATCGGACGTACCACGACCCGGCAAGTTCTTAACATCATCGACCCACTCATCAATACGACCAATAGCCATCGAAATTCGACTGTTCAACTGGTTGGCGTCGGCAGTAGCCCACGCCTTGGTTTGACTTGCAGCCTCCACCTCGTCCCACCGAGGATTAACAAAATCTTCCTGCTGTTTCTTTATCGCTGCCTCAGCCTTAACAACATTTGCTTCGGCCTTCACTGCGTCAGTAGTGACGGCCTGCTTGTTCATCAACGCACGTTCTTCCGACAACGCACGAATAATCGAATCATGCTGTTCCAGTTCAGCTTTAGCCCCCGACACGTTACGACGTAGCTCATTGTAGTCACCCTGCCGCTTAGTTAAGCGGGTGCGGGCACTCTGTAAATTTTGTTTATATTCCGGCCGTCGGCCATCCAGCTCGTTCAACCGTCTAGTGAGCTTACGTTTTTCGCTTGCGGAAGCCGTTTTCAATTGGGCACGAAGCCCGTCGGCGGTAGCCTCCAGGGCTTCCAGTTTTTGTTGCGCAGTAGCGTGACGTTTCGTTGAAGCCGCAACCGCTTTGCTTGCCTTGTCAAGCCTGACGGAAGCCGCCCTCACCTGACCTGAAAGGTCTTTGCGGGAGGCCGTCAAACTTTTACGGCCAGCTTTCAGGGCAGCAGCACGCTGCCTCGCCCCGTCCGCAAGACTTTTCATAGCCTGGTCGGCCTGTTCCGCAACAGCTTTCTGCACCCCACCGTTTTTCAACGCAAAACCCATGTCGTCAACCAGACCAAGACGTTGGGCCTCACCGCCCGTCAACCCTGCACGCAAATAGGCTTCCTGGCCTTCCCTAATGTACTCCTCGGTCAGGATTCGCACATCGGTTTCCAACAGGTCGTAATCTTTGCCAGTGGCACGCCACTGGGTGTTGATTTCGTCAATCGAAAGATTGCTGCCACGGGCGTTCTGGAAAGCTTCCCGTTTAGCCGGATCGAAACCCAACGCAGCCGAAACCGATTCGTCGCCACCCTTGGCGGCGTAGCGGGCCTCTTTTGTTGCCCGGTGCGGGACGTACCCCTGACGCATGGAAAAGGGAACCCCGGCAGCCTGCAACGTGTCGCCGGACTTTTTCAAAAAGTCGGCAACAGTCTTTGCCCTGGAACCAAGATCGCCAACAAACTGGCCCGACTCAATCATTTGAGTTATCAGCTTCGCATCTTCCGGTTCCAACTTTTTGAAAAACTTGGAAGCCTCATGCAAACTTTCGGAAGTCCACCTATTTGCATCACCACTCGCACGACCCAAGACTGCCAGCCCACGGGCGGCAGTCGGAGCATCAGGCGAACCCTTCAAAATAGCGGTACGCATCCGGTTCTCAAACTCTGTGTTGAAAATCTTGCGAGACTTTGTAGCCAGCCCCGTAGAAGCATTCCACGCCTTAATAGCGCCCTTTATGTTCTCCGATGCCTCGGCGGCACGGCCCGTAAGCGCAATGTTAGTCCTTGCCCCTCCGACACCAACAGTGTACTTAAAGTTGTCCTGCATCCCCATTTTGGCAAGATCGTCAGCAGTGTAACCGCCACGCTTCATACCTTTCCTGGTTAAAGCGCCACGACCATACTTGCCAACGTTACGGGTAACGTTTTTGATAGTTTCCTTGCCAACAGCTTTGACAACAGCATCGTCGCCCAGCTTCAAAGATGCCCTTTGCGCCAAAACTTTACGGGCAGCAGGCAACGCCGAGCGGGTGCCCTGGCGGGCAATTGCTTTAGCGCCGCCCCTGGCGGCGGCGTTAACAACCCCGGCAGTACCAAAAGTCGCATACATGGTGGGATCGGTAAAAAGATCGCCAGCAACACCGACAGGGAAACGCACCACACCCGGCAAACTGTCATCCCAGTCTATCCGGCCAAGGAAGCCGTCCGCCATGTCGCCGTCATTGATGTTTCCCCAATCAAACGAGGTATCTCGCTCGCCTGTGCGTTTACCTGTTTCGGGGTCCACTTCCCGCAAACCACGCATCTGGAAATAGTTGGCCCCAGCAATGTTCATACCGGCTTCGGCAATATCACCATACCACTTGTCGTCCAGCCCCCAGTCCTCAACTTTGCCTGCCACAAAGTCGCCAACCTCACCAGCGGTACCCTGATATATTTGGCGGCCTTGATCCAAGGCCTTAAGGGGAAGCATGGCTGCATCAAGAACAAAATTGCCAATCGATCCGAGCGGCGAAGACGCTTTGCCACCAGACGACGATGAAGCGGGAACAGGGGAGGTTCTGAGGCGCTCTATGCGCCTCTGACCGGCCTCCCGGTATCTTTCTAGCTCATCCGCCCCCATCGGCTCATACGGGCTTCTAGGGGCGTTAGAGCGGCTCCCGGGGGCACTGCTGGGCCGCCGACGGCTGGGAGTCGGCGCTTGCCGTCCCAAGTATGTTTGTTGAGCTAAAACCGGATCATAATTGTCACGTTTTTTAGCAATTTCCCTCAAATCGTCAAACAAGGCCATCTACTCAAGCCCCTCCACGGTAAACGGTGCCAAGATACTCGGACAACATTTTGTTGTACTGCTGCTCTTTTGACATAATTGTCGCCCCCTCCCGGGCAGCTTCAACGAACCGACGATAGTGCGCTTCGATTCTGTCGTTCGATTCTTTGTTCGCCTGGTTTGAACGCTTGGCAGCCGCCTGGTCCCGTGCAAAAGTGTTAGTATAATTTTTGTTTTTCACTGCCCCCGTGTTGCCAGCCCAACGGGCGGCCTCTGCGGAATCGACACGACGCTGCTCTGTTGTGCGCCCGCCGGGTTTGGGCGCACCAACAAACCATTCAGGAAGCGACCCCTGACGGGTCGGCTGGCTACTCGGTGCAGGCCTGCCCTCGGGGCTGGCCGCTTTACTTTTGGAAACGCCAGCATATTTTTCCATTAGCTGCTGGCGTTCCGAAGCCGCAACTCTTGCAGCCCACTCGCCTTTAGCATCATCATACTGATTTGCAGGGCTTTTATCCGTCGCCTGAAAATTCTGGCTATAAGGACGATACCCGTCTTCCAATACTTGCTCAATATTGAAAGCGTAGCGGGGAGCCACATAGTCGGCGTACCGTGCCACCACGGCATCACGTTCCTCTTGATGCCGTGCCTGCTTGTTGAACTCCTGAACATATTGGCTGGCACCGGTCCTGAAAGCACCCTCGTCAATATTGACTGGCGGCTCGTAACCTATGCTGGCAAGCTGCTCTTCCGTCAAATCAGCAAACTCGTCAACGTCCTCAAACTCACCGAGTGCCGCCTGTTGCGCTTTATACTCGGACACGGTTATGCTGGGAACAGGTTTGCCGTACTCCATTGTCATTATTCTGTCGCCAGTATCCATCTCCAACGGCATACTGTAATTCATCTCTTCGGCCATACCCAAAACCTGATTGACGGCATCATTGAAACCGACACCAGCCTGAGTTAACCTGAGAACCTCATTGTAGCCCTTATCGTTCTCATGCGCCCTCAAAATGTCAGAAGTGTAAGGAAGCCAGTTCGGATCGGGCTTCTCAATTTTGTCAGGCAAGCCAGGAATCAGCTCATCCACATACTGCCGACGCAGTCGTAGCTGTGCGGTAAGCTGTTTCTGAATTTCTTCCCGATGTTCTAAGGCGTCTTCGTCAAACTCAAAATCGCCCATCCCAAATTCGTTAGCTTGCAGTTCCCATAACTGCGGCTCCCCCCGCAGATATGAGTCTGTCATTGGATCTTCCCACTCGTCAGCCATTTTTCAAAAACTCCTTAAACTTGACCACGGGTAAGACCGGACTGGGCCAACGAATTAGCCAAAGTGGTCTCAGACTGCTGATGCGCTTTCGCACGGTCGGCGGCAATCCCATTAAGCAACGTGTCCCTGCGGGCAGTCATGCCGGACGACACGTCGCCCTGCAAACCGCCAACAAGCGCACCACGATCGGCAGCAGACGCATCATAGATCGTCGCTGCCCGGGAATTCCCCGTACGGGCGTTAGCGAACATTCGGTCCATGTAGCCGCCGCCAGGCTTCACGCCGCCCTTGACTCCCATATTGGAAAGCACACTACCAAAAGCACCGTCGGTGTTCCGACGCTGCTCCCCGAAATCTGCACGCATGGCTTGCAACCGTCGGTCCCCGGCATCAAACGCATTCCCGACAGCGTTTCGGGACTGCACCCCTCGCTGCGCCATCGCATCCGTGATGCCGCCAAGGCGAGACAAACCGCTTTCCGTGTTAGCGTTTATGTTTTGGACAAGCGGGTCGTAGATGGCGTCAACTTTTTCCGGCGTGTAAATACCACGCATCGCCTCGTCGTAGGCGTCTAAGGAAGCAAGCCTTTCCGCCCTTTTGCGTGCCGCTTCGGCACGGTCTTCGTCACGCCAGAGAGCGTCTCGCTCCCAATCTTGTTCCCTCCAATCAAATTCTTTTTCTCGCCAATCAAAATCTTGGTCCCGCCAGAGAGCGTCTCGTTCCCAATCTTGCGCTCGCCAATCGGCTTCCCGTTCCCACTGCTCTTTTTCCCACTCACGGGTTGCGAGTTCCCACTCACGGTCCTCTTTCCGCCATTGGGCGGACAGGCCATTACCGCCACCGCCACCGCCACCGCCACGGTTGCGGTTTGGGTCGCCGGTTGGGAAGTCGAACATCCCAATGTCGATGCCTTGATCCACGTCGTCGTGCTTCGACGCCGCAAGAGCAGCCTGAATCGCTATTGCTTCTTCAACCCAGCCAGCGTCGTCTAATCCTCCACCGCCTTTGTCGTAGCCATCGATTGAAGAACCCACCATAGGTAATGTCGGCAACTGCCTGCGGGTCGTGGAGGGCTGCGGCCCCCTGTTATATGAATCGCTCATATTTTATCTCACATTCCGTTTAGAAGAATCAAACCCCGGGTCAACAAACTTCACCTTGTTTGGGTCGAATGTCTCAAAACCCGATGACGAGAGATTGGAGCCGCCAGACCAGAAACCACCAGTCCTCCCAGCCGCTGGACTCGCAGCGGAAGGGGCCGGACTCACAGCAGCAGGAGCTGGACCCGCAGCAGCAGAGGGTCCAGCAAACGAAGCTTCACTAGTAGCCCTGCTGGCCTGCATACGATCATACAAAGCCAAAAGCTCTTCCTCATATCTTACGTCATCAGCAGTCTGCCGTACATCCCACTGAGCATTCTGTGTCGCCTGGTCTTGAGCCAGCCGACGAAAATCTTTATTAGCAGCATTGACAGCAGTACGCTGACCCTTCTTACGCAAACCCGAATTCCAAATACCACGCCGGTTAAACGAATTGCCGACCTTTGGGAAACGACGCTCAAACGACTCCCCCATATCTTCCTTAGCCCGACGGAAACGTTCCTGACCAAGAAAGCGACCAAACTCGTTTGACTGGTCAGTTAACGCTTTCGTCCTAGCCAGCCCGCCACGGTCCCGCTCATAATTGTAAACCGGTGTACCGTATGCCATTAGAGGTCTCCCTTACGATTGCAGTATTTTTCAAAAACTTTCATCTCAAAGCCCCGATTTGATGATGAAGTTGACGCCAACAAAAGCTGGACGATTCAGGCCCGTACCGGCGACACCAGTAGAGTTTGTGTCGCCAGGATCAGTGGATCCGGTAGCGCCCGGCGTTGTCGAATTCGTAGTACCGGCACTAACGCTTTTGGTATCAAGTCCCGTTTTGCTGTTTGTGTTACCGGGGTCCACTTCGCTTGTGTTGGCGGTGCTGGGTTCACCAGAAGTGCCCGTAAAGTTCGGCATGTTGAACGAGTGGGTGTGCGAGGCAGTCTGGTTCCCCACCAGATCGGTGCCGTTGACAACGTTGAGTGGGATGCCCAATGGTTTGTTCGTCCCGAAGCCGAGAGCACCACTCCCGTACATTGCAACAACAGGAGAGCCTGAGTGGTGAGTGTGGTTGGCTGATTGGGTGCCCGTGGATGCTGAACCGTGATTGTGGTTGATGGAGTGCTTGTGCTTATTCAACGTGTGGGAGTGTGACGGCATCGTGTGCTCATGATCGTCAACACCGTGCTTGTGTGTACCTGTCGTGTGAGTGTGAGCGGCAGACGTGTGAGTGTGGGAACCCATCTCATGTTCATGACTGACAACCACCGCATCATTAGAGCCGCCCGTAGTGCCCGCTGACGCACCAAACGGGAACCGGCTATTCAAATCAGGAACATTAAACGTAGTGGCCCCATCGCCAGCACCGTAAGAAGTACCGATAGCAGCAAACAAATTTGGGTACGCTGTACGGGAATATGCTGCACCGTCACAAAGCAGCCAAGCAGCAGACGGGGCAACATCAGAACCATACATTCCAATAAACCCGGCAGGCAAAGCGCCACCCAACTGGGCAACGTTCACAGCATCGTTGGCCGAAACACCGCCCAAAACATTTGTGATCTTATGCGACCCCATAGATACCTCACCGGTAAACGGCCGAGAGCCGTCACGGTGAACAGTGTCGCCATTAACAAAATCAACAACATCTGTAAAGTTGCGGTTGACTTCAGAAGCCACCGCAGGGGTAAGCGACGTAAACGTATTAGTAACCGATACTACAGCCATCGAAAATTCCTCTTTCTCAAAATCATAACTTTAACGCACCTGTTTCCGGCGGAACGGCACAGCAATACTATCAACCCACCAGCGACCAACATTGTCAGTCGATGAAAATTTGAACGAAACGGCATGAGCCGAACCTGCGGAAGGCGTACGCTGAAAAGCGTACGTTTCCTCTTTTAAACCAGACCACAAATCTTGATCCCAAATCATAGTATCCCAACGGGAACTAGCAGTCTCAGATGAAATGGGGAAAGTCACTTGACGTTTCGGGTCCAAGTCCTGCATGTCGTGAAAAACTTCAAGCTGAATTGTAGCTGAATGAGTAGCGGCAGCCGTCACACGGGGCCGCTTCCACCGTTTCTTGGTTGCAGTTTCGCCCTCAGCAATCCACGCCGTACGATAATGACCGTCAATACGGATAGAGGGATTGTCGCCAGAAGAATCAGTTTCGTAAGCCTGATCGTACCTGAAAATATCGTCGCTCCCCAAATCAAGAAACAACGGGTCGGCATCAGAGCCAATTTTTTTCCAAAAAATCATGTCGCTGACTTGCCGGTCGTACAAAGTAAAAGCTTTGGCCGACGGGGACCAGATAAACAAAAACCGTTCCCGCTCTACGGCGGAACCGGCCTCCAAAGAAAGCCATAGCCGACCGTCAGCCCACATCAGACGATGGATACCACCATGCTTAATTTTGCCAACATCAGACCAAAACTGGATAGGCTGCGACAGAACGGCAATGCCGCTGCCGTTATACGCCATCAAACGGCCATCAGTTGAAAACCAGTACAGAATACCGGAACTAGAGTCAGAAGCGCCACAAGAACAAGTGCCCGAAGAAACCGTTAACGGATTGAGCATGAAATTGTCTGGCTCATCACCAGACAAAACCCACACTTCACTCTTTTTGAAAATAAACAACTGATCCCTAAACGGATGGACCCCCGTAATGGGATCAATGGACCCCTTTGAATCACCAATATCAAAATAGTCGTCTTCCGACCAAGACTCAGGGAACTGGACATGGGAAAATCTTAAACGATTAGTGTAATGCGCCCCATCCTCAAACGTGTTTGCAACCCACATGTAGCCACGCCACTGGTTAACAAACATTGCTTTCGGCATATTGCTGCCGGACGGAACCACATGGTTCTCGTCCCAATCGTCACCCAACGCAACAAGATTCTGACCATCCCACTTATTCATCACAATATCAGAAGGATCAATCCCCCCGAAACGCCCATTGGCTATATAGGCAGTCCCGTTATGGTCCGCCATACGGGTTCGTGAAACGGACTCGGTTATAACAGCACCAGTATCGACAAGATCCGCTCCGTCCCAACGGAGCAGATCGCCGTCAGCGGAACACAACAAAACATAATCGTTGTCCTCTGCAAAACCAAGAAAATGTGCACCACTAAACCGTTCATCGGTTTCCTGATGACGGAAACCGCCACGCAACATGAAACCTTTCCTGATACCAAAATCGACGTTCAAGCAGTCAGGCGACTGGTTTGGCAACAAAGATTGCGTCTGGTCAGTCAGGTTTAGACCGCCATCAAAACTGTTCAGGTAGGAAACTTCCCGGCTCGGCACAGGCATGTTACTTCTCCACGTTTCTGCGCATCCACTTGGACTCTGACATGCCAGGGAAAAGACCAGACGACTTTACCGACGGTCCAGCAAAAATGTCTGAGCCTCTCAAAGCCCTGTCAATCTGATTCTGTACTGTTGCTTCGTAGTCACGCATGTACTGTTGGTATAGTTCCAGGTCTTCTTGACCTTGGTAGTATCGGGCCATCATAAAGAAAACGATGGCCGCATCAAACCCTCTGGGCAGCGGGGGTTCCGTCGTCCCGCTTTCCATGATGGGCCATAGGGGGAAAGAAGAGTACCCCGAAAAGGATAGTTGCGTGGCGGCGGCCGGGGTCGGCCACAGCCACACGACAGGACCGTCAACCATGTAATGGGTTGGGGAACCGGTAGTGGTGGTTTTGCGGGTCATCTGCCGGTACTCGTCCCGGGACATGGGCCACAGCACACTGTCGGGGATTGTTGCCGACACAATGTATTCCATTGTGTTCGGGGAGAACGTTTCGAACGCATAGTTTGAAATCCCGGGGACCGTTATGTGAGTAAAGGTTTCCCGACGGTGCGGCCATTGTCCAACACGGGATTCAATATCCTGACATGCTGACTGTGCATAAAATCCTAAAAGGCCGTCGGGGGCATCCACCTCGTCGGTTTGTGCCTGTGCCCGAACGACTTGCATCATTGCGTCAAAGTTCATTACACACCCCGCCAGGACGTGGCCGGAACGACGCCTTCTAAAAGTTCACCGAGCGAGCCAACAATTTCTTTGTCGGTGAATGCGTCTACCATTTCGCCATCGGCAAACACGGTGCCGTATGGTACGATGCCTTCCGGCAGGCTGCCGGAGTCTTTAGGGACCGCTACAACGCCGCTTTCTGCGACGTTGTTGTTGTTGGTTGCTGCCATCAGCGTTCCTCCGTGGGCTTACGTTTTGCGTTCGGCAAAAATCCGAATCCGTTAGATATTGTTCGACGCCGACCAGGCTCCGGCTCAGGTTCTGGCTCTGGCTCTGGTTCGGGTTCCGGCTCTGGTTCGGGTTCTGGTTCTGGTTCTACGAAGTTTGGGTCAAGGTTAAGCAAAGCTTCGTTGAAGCTGACGCCAGGTTCCTGTCGGGCCATAAATTCGTCTTGCGTTTCACCATTCATAAAAAGCTTTTTTGCAGGGTCGTAGTCTCTAACGCCACTCAACAACCCGTAATTACAAACATTGTCGTTGACTGAAAGCACAACTACATCCCCCAAAACCGTTCAAAAAGTTTTTCAAAAACACACCAAAGTCCGCCTCCCACTACAGGAGGCGGACTCGGCTAGTCAGCTCAAGCCGTGCGGCCTGCGAGCTTACCAAGGTAACGACGACCATCGGTCGTGAACGCACCGTACGACAGAACGAGACCATACTTGGCATCGACGTTGTACGGCTCCACGAAGCCACGGAAGTCCATCCACTTGCCGTCAAGGACGGTCAAGTTGATGTGCTTGCTGTTCAGGAAGTACCACTCGCCAGCAGGCGTGTAATCCGACCAAACCACAACACCCGACTTGTGCATCAGGTTATCGAAGCCAGCCTTACCAGTGTTAGCGTCAGTGAGACGCTGGTTCGCCTGAAGCAGCGACTCGTACTTCTCGTAAAGAAGTTGAGTTGTCACTTCAAAGTCACACTTATCTGAACCGTACGACACACTGTTGAAAGCGTGCGAAAGATCAGTGAGAGTGAGCGCACCCGCAGTATCTTCAACATATGACTCCCACCAGGAGCCAGTGATACCGGCATGGGCACCATCGCCAACGATTTCGGCCAAGCCAACCCAGTCCTTACCGGCAGACGACCATGCGTCAGCAGTACCGGCAGTCGTAGCGTTGAAAAGCTGGTCCTCAAACGTTTCGGCAGCAGTCATCTCAGCATTTTCCGTCTTAGCGGTAATGAGCTTGATGACAGCCTTGTCGCCAGAGTTTTTGGCCTCTTCGATACCCGACATTGGAATGTAGATAGCGGACTGCTTCCAGTCGTAAACAGCAGTGTCCATGACTTCATCGACCGCAGGGGTCAGTTGGTCGTAGCCACTGTAGTTTTGGAACGTGGTGTTCTTGGCACCCATCACCGGGATGACAGCGTTACGTCCGCCCTGTGCGTTGATCTTTGCCCGACGCTTAAGGAAGTCAAGGACTGCCGTGCGAGCAAAAATGTTGTCGGTGGCCTTACCGGAAGTAAAGTACCGCTCAAGTGTAGTTGAAACAATGTTATCAAAAGCCATTTTGGCCTCCTAAGAATTAGTTGGAACTTTTGAGCATTTCAAGCTCAAATAGTTCCCCGATTGTTGAAAAGTTGCCTGCATCTGACTCAACATCGTAGCC